GTATATAGGTTATTTTAATCTACATTAATCCACTAAGATCTGTGAGCTATTTTTTTAGCAAGTCTTTCCAGATCTTTACGTTTGTACTGTCTATAATTGTTTATAGGATTCCTGAGCGCTTTAAACTTGCCCAGTCTATCCCAGCGCTGTAACGTCATAGTGCTAACTTTAAGAAAATTAGCTGCTTCCTTCACTTTAAACATATCTTCCATCATGTCTTCATATTCATAATCTAAAAAAGACTCTTCTTCGGATGACATTTCTACCCTTTCTGTATATTGTTTCTATATATAACTATGATATACTATATACACAGGATGTCAATAATATTCTTAAAACATATTTATGGTATATTTATCGCATGAAGATAATAATACCAGGTAATCCCGTTCCTAAGCATAGGCCGCGGTTCTCGAGGAACGGTAGAGTTTATAACGATCAAAGAAAATATATGAATGATTTGTCTTTTATTGTTAAAGCACAGTACAATAATCCAATATTAATAGGACCGTTAAGTATTGATATAACCTTTTTTATGAAAATACCTAACTCTTTATCCAGACTGAAACAATCTAGACTAAATGGCCAATATCATTACGCTAAAATAGATCTTGATAATCTTTTAAAATTAAGCTGGGACGTGTTATCCGGAATAATATTTGAAGATGATTGCCAAATAGCATTATGCTCAAGTAGAAAACTTTGGTCGGATAATCCTAGGACAGAGTTTGAGATAAGCTCATTAAAATAAGAGGTGAGAATATGGCAGAGAGTAACTATAGAGCAAAAAAGGCCAAGCCTACCATACCAAGAAAGAAACTGCCTATACAAGTAACCCCGTGGGAGAGGAACTTTAGAGACACGTTTCGCCTAATAGGGGTTAAGAGTATAAGTAACGATGCTCTTAAGTTTCTGGCAGATTTAATGATGCAATGGGTAAAGCATTCTTCTGAACTTTATATATTTAAAGTATTTCTTAATTATCATAATATTCCAAGAAAAGTTTTAGCTGACTGGGCAAAGCGTTGTGAAGAATTAAATGAAGCTATTGTGATAACATTGCAAATACTAGCTACTAATAGAGAGGCTAACGCCCTAAGAGGTGATCCTGCCGGTAAGGCTTTTACCCACTTACAAGGTACTTATGATCCTGAATGGAAAGCCCAAGAGCAATACTTTAATGACAATAGGATTAAAGTTAACAATCAGGAAAATAAGACTAAAATTATAGTTATGGATAGATTTGGAAACAAAGAAGAATCTGAAGCATTGGAAATCATAGGAGAATAATGGAACTTAACGTTGAACAACGTATTCTTATGAATAAGTTTAAACCAAGATCGTATCAGCTAGATCTTATAACTAACGTAGAAAATAGAGGAGTAAAAAAAGCTTTGGCCGTATGGCCAAGGCGTTCTCTGGCAAAGATATAGTTGCATGGAATATTTTAATTAGAGCTGCTATTAGAAAAGTAGGCTCATATATCTATTGTTTACCAGTGTTTTCTCAATGTAGAAGAGTGCTATTAAATTCTAAACTTAATGACGGCTCTTCTTTTATGGATTTTATACCCAAGGATCTAATTTCAGGGTTTAACCAGCAGGAAATGAAGATCACTCTTGTTAACGGCTCGATTATTATCATGATGGGAAGTAATTCATACGATTGCTTTGATGAAAAAACTGAAATACTTACTGATGATGGATGGAAATTCTTTAAAGATCTCAACAGGGATGAGAAGGTAGCAACACTCAATGATGGATATTTAGAGTTTGATAAACCGACTGATTATATCATTAAGGATTTCGATGGTGAAATGTATAGCTTCTTAAACAGTTCTATGGATTTTATGGTTACTCCTACTCATCGATTTTGGGTTAAATCTAATAAGGGAATTTATAAGTTTAAGACGATTGAAACTCTTTGCCTTTCTGGTGATAAGATTCCATCAACATGTCTTTGGAAGGGTATTGATAAAAAAGTATTTAAATTTCCCGTAATAACAAAGACATGGGTAACTGGTAAGGGGCGTATTTGCAATACTATATGGGATCGTGAGCTACCAATGGAAGACTTTGTTGCTCTTCTGGGAATTTTTCTTTCTGAGGGGAGCACTTATAAGGATTACAAGACTTATAGGGTTATTATATCACAGAAAAAGCCTCATATTTGCAATAAGATAGAAGCACTACTTGATAGATGTAAGTTGAACTATTGCTACCATAGTATGAATTACGAGATCCAAGACAAGCAGCTATATGAATATTTCTCTCAGTTCGGAAAACAAGATAAGAGATTTATACCAAAAGCAATAAAGGCTTTATCTAAAAAATATCTACAAATATTATTTGATTGGCTTATTGATGGTGATGGGACAAGGAATAATGTTTACACAGCTTATTATTCTTGTTCAAAAAGGTTAATAGACGATGTTCAAGAGATACTACTTAAGCTTGGACTTTCCGGAAACGTATCAATAAAATTTCCCGCAGGAAGAGAATGTTTCTTCAGGCGAGATAACCGTTCATGGAAACATAAACATAATCTATACCAAATAACAGTGCGCAATTCAAAATTCAAAAGCTTTTCTAGTTCTAATAAAAAATACATAGACAAAAAACAATATAAAGGAAAAGTATATTGTGTTGCAGTTCCTTCAGGAGTTATTAAAGTTAGGCGCAACGGAAAAGAGATGTGGTCTGGAAATTCAATCGTCGGTAGTAACGCTTTAGGTATTGTTATTTCTGAAGCTGCTCTAGCTGATCCAGTTGGTATATCGTATTTAAGACCTATTTTGACTGCATCTAACGGATTCTTTATAGCAATCTCAACCCCGCGCGGGCATAATCATTTTTGGGAGCTTTTTAATGTGGCCAAAAGATCTGATGATTGGTTTGTGAGCTATTTAACAGTAGAAGATACGCAGCATATTCCACCAGAATCTATTGAGTCGGACATAAGAGACGGAATAATGAGCAAGGAGCTAGCTCAACAAGAATATTTCTGTTCGTTTAGCTCACAAAATACAGGCGCTTACTATGCAAAATATATAGATAAGATGAGGCTAAACGATCAACTCACTGTAGTACCTTACGAGCCTAGTATCGAGACTTATGTTTTTTGTGATCTTGGAATAAACGATGCCTTTGTACTTATTTGGGTTCAGTTTGCAGGACCTGTTATTAGAATTATCGATTATTATGAAAATAACTCAGAGGGTATTGAGCATTACGTTAATATAATTAAGCAAAAGGACTATGGATTCGCTAAGCTTTATGTTCCTCATGACGGAAAGGTTCGCGAACTACAAACTGGTATCTCTAGAGTAGAGAAGTTAAGATCTTTAGGTATGGATGTTGGTATAGTTCCTAAGCTTCCGATCAATGATGGCATAGAAGCCGTAAGATCTATGTTGCCTAAGACATTCATAGATATAAAAAAATGTGAGCCACTTATAAAGGCAATTGAGAATTATACTAAAGAGTATGATGAACAGAGAAAAGTATATAGAGATCGCCCGAATCATAACAGGTGGTCAAATGCCAATGACGGACTCAGATACCTAGCGGTTATGCATAGAAGAATTGCTAATAAGGGAACATCCCCAGAAGAACTAAATGCTAGATATAATAGAGTGATGTATGGTACTGGTAGAGGTAATTTCAACCCGTTAGGATAGTAAATAATCTGTATTCGATATATTCTGATAAAATCTATATTGAAACATATAATAGGAGTGTTGTAATGAAGCTATTTCCTACAGATTCTGTAGATTTGTACTCACAAAAAGGACATGAAATAAAAGATAAGATGACTGACTTTTATCAGATGCATAATGATAAGAATCAGTCGTATTGGTATGAAGCTGAAATAGACAATAGATTCTATTCAGGTGATCAAACTGTTTGGGATGAGGTATACAGAGGCAAAGCCAAGAACCGTCGTAACATCTTCAGTTTTAATAGGATCCGACGTAATATATCCATGGTTAGTGGACGACAAAGGCAGGTCCGGAAATCTACAGTTTGTATCCCAGTTGAGAACGGAGACCAGCAAACAGCTGATCAATACTCAAAGATATTTAGTCATATCAATCGAAAAGAATATGTACTCGAGACTATTTCACAAGCCTTTAACGATGCGTTAGTAACTGGCCTCAGTCTTTTGCATTTATGGAACGATTATAGAAGTGATCCAGTATCAGGCTCATTGAAGGTTGACGCACTATCTTATAATAGCTTTTTAATAGATCCCTATTTCAGGAAAGCAGACCTATCAGATTGCAACTGTTTATGGAAAAGATCCTTTGTTACTCCTATGCAGGCAAGAGCTCTATTACCAGATAAGAAGAAGTTTGTAGAAGATGCATCACGTATAAGCTCAGAGAACCTCTTTACCTTTATGCCAGAGAATAGCCATATAGATAAGAAGAACTTGTTATCATACGATGAATACTATTATCTAGACTCACGTTTTCAGAAGCTCATGATAGATACACAGACTGGCGAGACCATGGAATGGCAGGGTAAGTCAGATGAAGGCTTAGCTGAGTTCTTAAGGATGTATCCTTCTGTAACAGTTCAAGAGATAGAGATTCCTACGGTTAAGCTGGCCATATTACTTCAGGGTTCATTAGCTTATGATGGCCCTAACACGCTAGGTATAGACAAGTATCCTTTTGTACCTGTCATGTCATACTTTGATCCTAACATCTCAACATATTCATTAAAGATGCAGTCTATGGTAAGAGGCCTTCGTGATCCTCAATACCTATTTAACAGACGTAAGAACATCGAATTAGACGTCCAGGAGAGCCAAATCAACTCAGGATATATATACAAAGAAAATTCCTTGGTTAATCCAGACGATGTATTTCTTGCTGGTCAGGGTAAAGGGTTAGCCTTAAAAGCCGAAGCTCAGATGACTGACGTTCAGCAGATACAGGCTCCACAGATTCCACCTAGTATGTTCCAGTTATCAGAGCAGATGGCTAAGGAGATCCAAGAGATATCTGGTGTTAACGAGGAGTTATTGGGTAGTGCTTCTGACGATAAGGCAGGCATTCTGTCTATGCTGAGACAGGGTGCAGGACTTACAACGTTACAACCTCTCTTCGATCAGCTTGATATGTCTCAAAAGATGCTTGGAACTATAATGCTATCAGCTATACAGGCTAACTATACACCTGGAAAAGTTAAGAGAATTATAGAAGAAGAACCAGCCCCGCAATTCTACAATAAGGCCTTTGGAAAATATGACGCTGCTGTAGAGGAAGGGTTTAATACAACCACACAACGAGCCATGCAGTTCTCACAATTAATCCAGCTCAAGGAGATTGGATTACCTATTCCTGATGAAGCTATTATTGAAGCTGCAACACTCCAAAACAAGAACAAGCTCCTAGAACAGATGGATAAGATCAAGCAACAACAAGCTGAAGCGCAACAGAAGGCTGAGCAGACACAACAACAGCTCCAGTTAGCTCAAGCTGAACTAGCTAAGGCTAAGGTTCAATCTGATCTTTCTCTAGCTAAGGAAAGAGATTCAAGAGTTTATAGTAACATTGGCTTGATGGACGAACGTAGACAGGAAGCTGAAAAAGACAAGACGCAAGCTATGCTTAACTTGGCTAAGACTCTTCAAGAGATGGATGACGTTGATCTTTCTCAACTTACCAAACTTTTACAGTTGTCTAAGGTTGTTGATGCTAAGACTAGCCAAGATAATAATGCTGAACAGCTGGGTAGCGCTATCGTTACAGGTGCTACTAAGGATAAGATCCCGTCTGAGCCTGCTAATTCAGGACCATCGGGCAATTCGTCTGGCGCAAACTTATAAAGGAGTAGTTATGAAGATGTTTTTAAATCCTGCTACCGTGAGACCTAAGGGTAAAGCAAGAGATGTTTTTGATAGTGTTATGGGTGTTGATAGCAGCAAATCTGGAAAGAAGCCTAAGAAAAAGAATTCTAAGAAAAAGAATAAACCATGGAAAAATAATAATGGAAGTAAAAAAGAAGAAAATTGAGGCGCCGAGCGAGTATACTGATATAGGTAAACAGTATCTTAAAGAATCAGAGAAGATTAATACTGATACTGTTGAGGTTAGAGAGCTTTCTAAAGAGATGAACAAAGGGTATATGGATACCCTTAAGGACACGGCATTAAAAGGGAAGAAGAATTATACTGGAACCTTTTACGTTGTTGTGCTTACTAAGAGAGAGAGGCTTATAGAGAAGACGTTGCGTAACTATTTTTATGCAAGGCAAACGTGTCCGACTCCTGGCTATGAGCAGGCTGTGTACAAGTTCAATTCAAAAGATGAGTCTTTAACCTTTTTATGGATGGTTCCATCTAAGAAGCTATGTGAAGATATGTTAATACAAAGGCATGACTTAAACATGGTAAATGATCCGTTATTACCTTTTGTGATAGATTATGTAACTGGTAGGCTCTATGTTAAGGCTGTCAGTCTAAATGATGAGCATTCAATAGAAAATTACTTAGGAGATTTATGTCAGAAGAAATAATACAGGACGCTGTTGTAGAAAGCGAAGTTCAAAATGAAGAGGTCCAAGCTAATGAATTACAAGAGTCAGATAATACAGTTCTTAGTGGCGACGATAGTGCACATCAAGCAGAAGATGGTGCAGATAATAAACAAGATATCAATCTTAGTAGAAGAGAAGCTAAGGAGATAGAGAAGCAGGAGAACATCCAAGCGCTCCGAGCATCTAGGAATCAGTTCCAACGTGAACGTGATGAGTATCTTGTAAGAATACAAGCATTAGAGGCTGCCAATAAGAAACCTGTAGAAGATGATATTGATGATTACGAAGATCCTCAAGCAAAAGAGATAAGACAAATTAAGGGTTATATGGCTAATATGGCTGATAGTAACTCTAGAATGAAGTTAAAAACACAGTACCCAGACTTTGCTAATATTGTTAATGGTGAGAACATAGCTATCCTTAAGAACAGATTTCCTGAAATAGCAGCAACGCTAGAACAATCTAGAGATATCTATACAACTGGTGTATCAGCGTATAACATAATAAAGAAGTTTGGCTTACATATTTCTGAAGACTATGAAATTAAGAAGCAGAAGGTTGAAGACAACATCGCTAAGCCAAGACCTACAAGCGCTGTTAAGAGTCAATCTGATTTAAGTCACGCTTCCGATTATTCCGATCTTAAAAGTAAATCCGTAAGAGATGAAATTATACGAATTGCTACTGAACGAGCAATGGGTTAATCCGTCTACGCTTAAAAGCTACGACGCGATACAAAATCTTTCTCTTTTCTTTTACATTACACGCCTATGTTTCCTACAGCATGGGCGTGTTTTTTTATCATTAAAATGT